GAGGTGCTGGTTTATTTGTTTGATTAGTCATTTATTGCATTCTCCTTTTTCTCGTTAATAAGAAAACACTCGATGCCATATAGACAAGGAGTGCTTCTTTTAAGTTTATATTTTATTATTTAAGCTAAAGTGTAAATTCCGAATAAGCTAGAGAAGATAGTAGCCGTACCGAATTTAGTGATGAATTTATACTCGAAAGACATATCCATATTAGTTGTGTTATCAGTTGTTTCTTTAACCCAATCTTCGCCTTCGAAAGTAATCTTGATGAAACGATCATCGTTTGCAGGAAGAACTAACAATTGCTTGTCGTCATATGCAAAATCGAACGTGTTAGCTTTATGAACAGCAGGTAATTGAACTAAAGTCATACCGTTTACATTTGCTACACGACCTGTGTTGTTAAGTTCATTTTTCATATCGTCAGAATACAAGTTTGCATTCAATCCAGCAGTTACTGTTGCAAGACCTGCACGAGTACCAACTACGATAGGTTCAGAACCTGTAGCTGCTGCAACGTGAGATACAAGGGAAATTAATTTGTCTTGAGCATACGTTCCAGTTTCTTTGAATACTGTAGGCAAGTTTGCTGAACCTGAAGCGAATGATGCTGCAACTTCTTCATAGATTCGGTTTTGGATTCCTTTAGCAACTTTCTCAACTAATTTGCCGAATGTTAAACGACCTGTAACGAATAAGAAGAAATCACCATAGATAGCAGCAGCGTAAGCTTTAGTTTTAACTGAGAAGCTTGCTCCACCTTCCATTTTTTGACGAGAAATATTCCAGTGGTTTCCTGCGTGTTCAGATACAATGATGATGCCATCGTCTTCGATGAAGAATTCTTGAGAATCCCCTAGTTTAAGATTGCGAATTTCAGCAAAACGCATGAAGAATTCATCTTCATTTACACCTTTAAGGTAAGTTTCAGTTAATACTTCTTCAATGATCTCGAAGATTTCAACTTTATGGCGACGGATATCTTTCATTGTAGGTTTTTCTGTACCCATAATCTCGAAGAATTTACCACGAATTACAGAGTCAGGATTTTTACCTTTTGAAAATTGTTGTACAAGCTCAGGGTTGTTAACAACACCTACGCATGTCGCTACTAGTTCTAATTTATTTACCATTATTTATTCCTCCATTAATTTTATAATTTATTTTTTATTAGTTTTGTAAAACTTCGATAACTACATAAACAGTTGGTACTTGTGTTGCGTTAAGTGCGTATGTTCCACCAACAGTTTCAAGACGAACAACTTTAGCTGCGAATCCTGAAGCTGGTTTTGTAGCAGAAGGTACTAATTTGAAACCTGCACCTGCAACCAAGTATTGTCCAACTAGTGCTGTACCGTTAACGCCTTCTTTAGCGATACCAACAACATCGTTAGCTGCCAATTCATATGCACGAACAACTTCATTAGCTTCCATTGCATATTGATTTTCTAAGCCTGATCCTAAACGAGCATTGTCATAAACTAATGCTGGGTTAGCGATTAAAACTAATTTGTCTAATGCTACAGGAGCTACTAAAGCATGAACATCACGGTTAGCTGCTTCGATGTCACCCAATTTACCTACGAATCCATTTTCTAGAGCGACTGCGCTTCTCACTGAGAAGATATTGCCGTTATAAACGCTTTTTACTTTGTCGAGACGTACTACTGACTTATTTGCCATTATTTATTCCTCCATTTTTTTCTTATAATTTATTATTAAACTATTTTCTTAGATGACTGAAATCCTTGCGTTTTCCAGTCATCTAAAACTATTTGTTTATATGTGTGACTACTTGTTAAAAGTTTAGTGATTTGTTCATTTAATCTTTCAATAGAAGGTAGTTTTTTACCACTTTTGATTCTTAAAACCTTCCATCCTTTAGACTTAAGAAACTCATCTCTTTTTCTATCTTTTTGTGCGTCTTGATGCCAATACCAGCCATCGTATTCAACTGCAATTTTTACATCGCCACTAAATAATCCCATGTCAATATTTACAGTTGAAACAGGATAGTTTAATTTGACGTTGTATCCTTCACTAAGAAGAATATCAAATACACTTAATTGCTGAGAAGATGTTCTAACAGTGCCTTTTGACTCATATGTTTTTGCAATCTTTTCTCTTATTACGTCACTTTGAGCTGCATTAATGTGTCCGTATCTGATAAGATTGGTTGCTCTCCTTTTATCAATCACTTTTTCTGATTGTTGAGGATGCTCAACACCATATTTTTCAAGAGAAGTTTGTTTTACTTTTTCGTTGTGGTTGCTCATTTGAGAAGCATTTTCTACTCCATGTCTCTCTAACATAGTCACTGAAGTTTTATTGCTATTTTCTTTTAGCATCATAGGATTTTTCACACCGAGTTTATTGTAATTTTCTTCTTCTGTCTTTAGAACTATACATTTACTTTCCACACAACAATCTTTGTTAGTGGCACTGTTTTTTCTAGAGCGATATTGTTGCTTTAAAGACCTGTCAAGATAAAGACCACAGTAATCACATTGGATTGTTATACGTACCGTAGATTTTGGCGATACTTCTTGAATGTCTTTTATATCTACCCAAAACTGCTCATTGTATTTAGTAAATACGTAACCTTTGCTAATGTATTGAGACATATTCCTACTGTTCCATCTAGTTTTCACGCATTGAATTGGCAACATGCTAACACTCCTAATATAGTAGTGTGTCTGTCTCACGACGTTCACATATTTATCGGGCAGTGCTTCACAGCGTAGCCTTTTTTCTTATAATTTATTAATCTTCAAAAATATCGCCAAACGGATTATGAACTGTGTCTTCATCCTTTGGCAACGAGAATACATGTTTATTTACTTGTGTTGCTGGTTTACTAATTGAGAAGTTTTTCTTACCGATAATTGCGAATAATTTTTCTTCTACTTTTTCTAACTCTGATTCTTTCATTGACTCGAATACTTGAGCAAACTCTTCTTCAGATAATTTATCAGCAAATTTAGCTTTGATATCATCTTCCTCACGAGCACGTTTGTATTCTTTTAGGCTAGTTAATTCTGATTGAATAGCTTCCTGTTCAACTGAGAAACGCTCTGAATTAATTGCGAATAACTCTTGATTGCCTTCAAATGCTACGTATTCAATTTTCACTTTGTAAGCTTGGTCAATTTGAATTTCAACATTGTCGCCATTAGTGTGAAAGGAGTTGCGTATAGTTGATAGTTCTCTTGAGTATTCTCGAAGATTACCAATGTGTCAGTACTATCAATTAAGTAATACTTACGACATTTATCTCCCCAAGTATCGTGATAATGTTCCTTGCCTAATTCTGCACGAAGTTGATCTCGTAATTGATTAGCAGTTAAAGCGAATTCTTGAGTTGGTTGAATTTCTTCTTCTTCTTCAACAACTGCAACTTCTTCTGTTTCAACTACCTCAACTTCAAAGTTTTCCTCAACTGTTTCAACTTCTGCTGGAGCTTCAAATTGTTCTTCAACAACATCGACTACAACTTCTGTCTCAACAACTGGAGTTTCCTCGAATTGTTCTTCTACAACTGGTGTTACTTGATTGTCTTCCATTCCTGTACCTCCTTGCTGAGAAAATAGAGTATAGAACTCTTGTAATTTATTCTCAATTGATTTTTGTAAAGCGTTATTTTCGGTGAATTGCACTTCTACCGTAGAGCTTTCCATTGCTGGTAAAACGCCACTTCCAAGTAAACATGCACCGAAGAAGCTAAACGTTTCAAAATGGAATACTCCATCTTTGTCAAACGTTCCTGAATAGTCATTACTTAATTCCATTGATTGAGCTGTCGTACCTTTGCGTGTCATAATGTCTGTTGGGTCTCCCCATTTAGTCCACATTAAAGCATCCACAACTAAGTATTCTTTCTCTTCACCTGAATCCGTAACACGCATTTCCCAATGTGCGTTATTATCCTGTGGAATTACACCTACCGCAGAACCTAGATATTTAAAATTAAAGTCACCATCTTCTGACCTATGAAGCACCATTCGATGGTCACTGAAATCTTGCTCACCTTCTGAGTTTTCTTCAATGAATGATAAAATTGGCGTGTTAGCTAATGTAGGAATTGCTTTCTCGACTGCTTCTTTAGCGAAGCTAGAACCGTTGAAATTTAATCCTGTGTGCATGAGCCAAATACGGACTTTTAGAAACCTTGAGTCTTCTTTCTCGAATTCTTCTAGCTTTTGAAAGATGACAGGAATTTGCGTGCTAACATTGTTGCTTAAATTCTTTTCTGTCACTGTCTCACCACCTTTCAGGACTGAGTGTATGATAGTTTATTAATCTTCTGCGTTATCTTGATTGACCTGAGTTGAATCGGCTTTGTCGTTATCTGAAACATTAGGGCGACCACCATCTTCTCCATTTTGCGTATGTGATGATGCGAGAGGAATAAACTTCTCATGTAACTTAAACACTTCATTTTCTAACGCAATCTTGTTCAAAACTTCAAGAGGAGATAATCCTAGGGAAGCACCGATTTCCATTTTGACTGGCGATCCAAATTGTGCTGCTTTAAGGTAGCGATTAAATACTTCGTCCTTACTGAAGTTAGTAATCTGTAAAAACTTAATGTAAAATGTTATATTTCCTGCTTGACGCTTCAGCTTGCGATTAACCCATCGTTCAATT